AAAATGCTGCGTGTGTAACTGCCATTATGATATATTAACCTCCACTGTACCCATTATTGAAATAAGTTCTCTTCTTCTATTTTGTAAAGATGGATCTGCAGGTATCATAGCAGAAGTCCCTTGTGTTTTGAAGGCAAAAGCACCTGGTAAAGTTAAATTTGCTACAGCCACAGTAGTTCCCCCAGAATCAGCTTGAACACCACTTCTATTTGTCGGTTGTTGAAATCTTTGTGGTCTTGCATTTTGTAAAGCTATTGCATCACTTACTGCTTGTCTTCTTCTAATTTGTGGGTGTTTAGGTTCAAACTCTGATATATGTACAAGAGATCCGTTCCATTCTTTTACCATTTCATTATAAGGAAAAGCCTGACCTGATCTATCAGATATTGCTAAAGCATTTTTTCCAGTTGCAAATTTTGACATATTTATACTCCACTCGGATAAAATGATTGAGGTGAAAGATAAACAGATGTTCTTTGACCATCTTCATCTAAAGCTCTTTTCAATTCATCTTCATAAATTAATTTATTTTGTTGAACCATCTGTGGTGCAACTTTCATTGATAAGTAATAAGCTAAACCTGCACACATGCATGGTAAAAATCTATAAACAACATCTGCATCATTTGTATAAATGCCAGCATCTTCAATTCTTTTTATGACATAATATTTTAATGTTGTGTATGTGTTTAGATCAGGTGCTTGATATAAATAAATTTTAGGAGTTGTTTTTCTTTCAACATAATATTGTGATGGTTGACCAGTTGCAAGTTTGTTTGGTAAAGCAGCATATGCAGATCTATCAATTTTAGTTAAAGATATGTCTTGTGTATTTGCATTATCGCTGGCAGTTGCTGTAGATGAAACAAAAGCCTCTAAAACATCACTGACATCTGATGCAACAGAATATTCAGCTTGTCCTGATACCATAGCATTTTCATTTAATTCTACTTTCCAAAGATGAATACCACGATTACCCCATTCAGCGAATAATAAATCTAAACTTCTTCGAGCAGATTTTAAATCATAACCAGATGTTGTAGTGATTGCACACCTTTGATAACCTTCTTGAATAATATCATCAATGTTTAAATTAAACGATGTAGTTCCTGATGTTGCCATTATCTTTTAAATCCTTTTAATAAAGAACCATAATATTTTTCATAACTCTTATTTGAAATTTTAGTTCCATCGATTTCAGATTTTATATAGCTGCCCACATAAGGTTCTTTTACTCTCATTTGTGCATCGCCAGGAGCTTTTGAAGTAGTTTGTCTAAACATGGCTCTTCCCATGGCAGCCTTTTCTACTCCTTTTATTTTTCCTTTATTTTTTGAAGCATAGAAAACTTTTTCACCCTCTTTTTTGCCATATTCACTCTTCATGGCTTTCATAATTTTCTTGCCTTTTTTTGTTAGTGGCATAGTTCTCCTTTTTACGATTGTACAACTTGCCTGATTGTACCACTTTTTGACTAAATTTAGAAGACCTTAGCTTTTTTGCTATAAGGTTTCTTTTTGGCATTATATTTTAAATTTAATATTTAACGATACTCTACCCTTATCTTTAATATTTGAATACGAACTATGTAACCAATTACTTTTAAAAATTTTAGCTTGACCACCAATATCTGGGTATTTTTTGTCTAATATTTTTGTTCCTCCATCTGTAGTGTGAGGATTATAAACAATTGATATTTCATTTTTTTCGGAAGAATCTGTATGATCTGTTGCATATTGATTTCGACAATAATAATTATAATTAACTCTGTCTATTTTTTCGTATTCAAAACCTAAATTTTTACTTAATTGATTTACGATAACAAACGCATAAATGTTTAAAGGGTCACTAAAAGAAAATTCTTTATCTTCATCTCCGTAGGTATTACAGACAAATCCAGCATGCTGAACATTATCTAATAAAGCTTTTTCAAATCTAGCTCCTAATCTTACATTATTAACTGCTACGGCAAATTTTTTGTGAGTAAAAAGATAATTTAAAAGTGCTAGATTATCATTTTCATGTAAAACTTTATTGACCAAAATTGGTTCTTCTATTTTTAAAATATCCATCAAAGTAAGTCTTTTGCCTTACCTAATATGGGCTTATATTTTGTTTTGCCCTCTGATTTGAATGCATGTAAAAAGGAAGCCCTTGGTGTTCCCTCTATCCAGCTACAGTGTATCCATCCACTATTAGGTTCACCTGGAGTATAAAATTCAAGTATGAGTTGATCGTAAGAGAGATTCTTGTGAATCCAGTCAGCCAATTCGGCATTATCTACACCTGGACATTCGAAGTCTGCGGCCTCGGCTTTGGCGTGTTGTGAATTTGCTGAACTACCAATAGCAAGACATAATTCTACGCTACGAAATCCGCTAGTCACCTTGACTCTGCCGAAGTGGTCTCGCACTGGCTGTAGGATGTTTTCACATAACGCTTTTAATTTTTCTATTTGCTCTGCGTTAGGATTGTTGTTGATACCTTTACGTATAGCGGTATCTGATTTGATTAATTCTGAAAGTGTAAAATTACGTGTTAAATTCATCTGGTTTAAAATAGTTGAAGTTGATCAGATATCTAGTGTCATCATTTTTTGTTGGTGTGCCTCTATGTGGGACATCACTATCGAAGATTAACATAGTGTTAGCCTCCTGTTTTATGAATATTGTTTTTCCATCTACACTTATCTCTGTTCCCCCATCACAGGTATTTAAATATAATATACTTGTGGTGCATTTAAAAGGATAATCTGTATGCCATTTTGATCGTTCACCCTTATAAAACTCACTAATAAACATATTGGCTCTTATTTGTATGACTGCAACAGCTTTTAACTTATTTAAAATAGGTAATATATGTCTAGTATAAAGATCACTATTAACAACACAATTATTATAATAAGAATGTGAGAAATAACCTTTTCTTATTTCATTTATTGGTTTGTAATACCAAGGAAATTCTTCTTGTATAACCTCTCTTTGTATAAGATCAAAAAGTTCTTTGTCTAAAAAATTTTTATGCAGTGTATATTTCACAATAACTATTATTCTATTTTTCCTCCATTGTTTTCAAAACTTGCATCTTCTGCAAAGTTTTTTTCTTCCATTTTATAAAACATATTATTTGAATCTTCTGTTACCATGTTTGTATCTTCCGCATCCCAGTATGTAGTTTGGACTTTATAGTCAGGCCAGCTGTTATCAGTAGTATAGCTATTAACGTGCCACAAAAGACGATTATTAGGCTGACCTGCATAATTGCCGTTATTAAGAGCCAATATGTGTGCACACTTATGCTCTTGAGGTATTTCAGAATGTTCAGTGTCCAAGATATTAGTATCTGGACTAGCCCAGTCAATTGTAAATAAATATTTTCCATGATGAAATTTTTTATCAATACCCATATATTTGCCATTTAAACCATCCAACCAATCAAAACAATGAACACTAGGCCAATAACTAAAACAATTCC